TCTTGATACACTGATTAGACCTTCATCATGCATATGAAATATAGCGGAGAAGGGAGTCTCCGGGAGTTGAAAGATTACATTCTCACTACATATGAAGCACACTACAGTGCTGGAGATGATGCAATCCAAACTCTCGATTTGATTGAAGCTTGTGGTGACGGTGAAGCATTTTGTAGGAGTAACATCCTCAAGTATGCTTCTCGTTATGACAAGAAAGGTAGTGCTCGCACTGACATCATGAAGGTGCTACACTATGCAGTGCTGCTAATGCACTTCAACAACAAAAACAACGTTACTGAGACTTACAACCAATGACTCCTGACCCCACTCGCACCGTAAAACTGTCCAAAGGCACTCAGGACATTCTTCGTAACTTCAGCACCATTAATAAGTCTATTCTTATTGAGAAGGGACGACTGGTGTCTACTATGTCGATTAACAAAAACATCATCGGCATCACTCAAGTACGGGAATCCTTCCCAGTTGACATGGCAATCTATGACTTGCCTCTCTTCCTGGGTGCTATTTCTCTGTTTAAGACACCCATGCTCTACTTCCCAGATGATAAGAAAGTTATCATCTATGATGAAGATACCAAGGGCAAGACTACTTTCTATTACTGCGACCCAGAGATTATCTCTACTCGTGTCCCAGATACCTTTGAAGGTAACATCCCTGACAAGGAGCTCTATTTTACTCTGCCTCAGGCAGACCTTCGTCAACTGGAGCAAGCAGCAAAGGTTTATGGCGTTGAAGACCTTTGTATCTATGGATACGCAGAAGAGTATAGTATTTGTGTCCGTGACAAGAAGAATGAAACTTCTAACGTTTTCTCTTTGCCGCTGAAGGATGTTAAGTTTGAAGATTCTGCTTCAGTCACACCTGAGCGAAAAGAATTCTGTTACTGCTTCAAGATGGAAAACCTCAAACTGATTGAGGGGACCTATCACGTTTGCATCAGTCGCAAGAATGTTGCAAACTTCTCTTCTTTGAATAACAGCGACCTCAATTACTTTGTAGCACTGGAGCCCTGATGATTGAAGTTATTGATGATTTTGTTACCAAGTCATATCACCAAGAGTTGCTGTCTATCCTAGACAGTCCTCATATGATTTGGTTTTTCAACAAAAATATCAGTAAACAGTTTCCAAAGGAAGTCAAACTAGATTGCTATGGTTGCAGTAATTATTTGGTGAGGGAGGACCAAGAAATTCCTCCCAACCCACTTTCTGCAATTTGTATGCCCCTTCTGTATCAAATCAACGATGTGCTTGGGACCACTAAACCTCTTGCTGCTCGTGCTGATATGACACTGAGACAACCTGAGGGTATTATTCATGACCCTCATGTAGACTATTTCTTTCCCCACATGTCATCAGTTTACTATGTGAATGAGACTGATGGTCCTACTGTCATCTATAATGAGAGGTATGATGAATCTACATACCCCCTTGACTTCTCTGAGTTGACTGTTAAAACTATAGTGGAGCCCAAACCCAACAGAGTTGTTGTGTTTGATGGTGATTTGATTCACACTGGTCATTCCCCAAAGGACCATATCAACCGTATTATTATTAACTCTAACTATGTCTGACAAACTCTTCCTTTGGGTTGAAAAGTATCGTCCGAAAACTATTGATGACTGTATCCTTCCAGACGCCACTAAGAAAATCTTTCAGGGATTCTTGGAGCAATCTGAAATTCCAAATCTTCTTCTTGCGGGCTCGGCTGGTGTTGGCAAGACTACAATCGCGAAGGCGCTTTGCCACGAGTTGGGCACCGATTGTCTGGTTATTAACGGATCTGATGAAGGTCGATATCTGGATACGGTCAGAAATCAGGCAAAGGTATTTGCATCGACGGTATCGCTTACGTCAGAAGCGAAGCACAAAGTAATCATCATTGATGAGGCAGACAACACCACACCTGATGTGCAGTTGCTGCTCCGTGCTACCATGGAAGAGTTTCAAAAGAATTGTCGCTTCATCTTTACTTGCAACTACAAGAATAAAATCATCTCTCCACTGCACTCTCGGTGCTCTGTGATTGACTTCACCCAAAAGGGTAAGGAGAAACAGCAGATTGCTGCAGCATTCTTCGGTCGTGTCAATCAGATTCTTGATGCAGAAGGTATTGAGTATGATAAGAAGGTAGTTGCTGAGGTTGTCCAGAAACATTTCCCTGACTTCCGTCGCACTCTCAATGAGTTGCAGCGTTACTCTTCTTCTGGTGCCATCGACACTGGCATTCTTGCATCCGCTAATGATGTAAATATTACATCTCTTGTGAAGTGCCTTAAGGGCAAAGAGTTTACCAACATGAAGAAGTGGGTAAACCAGAATATGGATAACGAGCCCGTCGATATCATGAGGAAGATTTATGACAATCTTTATACCCACCTTGATGGCAAGTCCATCCCCGAAGCAGTGCTCATTATTTCGGAGTATCAATACAAGAGTGCGTTTGTGGTTGACCAGGAAATTAACATGGTTGCATTCTTGACTGAGATGATGATGAGGTGTGAATTCAAATGAGAATCAATAAACTTTATCCTGTAGAAGTCTTTGAGTTTGACCTAAATCTTGATGATACTTGGGTTAACTATGTCCGTGAGATGGCAGCACATGAGCAACCCACAATGGGTGTGCTCAATACACATCCCAGATTGAATGCAGACCCCAAGTTTGCACAACTGGTTTTGATACTTCAAGACTGTCTTCAGCAGGTCCATGAGCATTACAACTTTGATTGTGAAGGATTCAAGATTTCATCGATGTGGGGTAACTACTATCGACCTGGCACTGCACAGCAAGAGCATCGACATGCAAATTCTTTCTTTAGTGGTAACCTCTTCCTGACAGAAGGTGCTCCACTAATTTTTTATGATCCTATTCAGCAAAGGTCTTTCGGGCAGTTTGAAATTTTCACTATGCCTAAGTTGTCTAAGGATGGAATCGACCAGAATGGTCCTAAGTTTGAGAAAATTTATCCCAAACCTGGTAAACTGGTAATCTTCCCTAGTTGGTTTGTCCACAATACTGCCATTGCGGAAGAGGATAGATATACTATTAGTTTTAATTCATTGCCATACGGTAGTATTAATCAAGGAATCGCAAACATTGACGTGAGATGAGACAAGAGTATACTTATCAACCTTTGTTTCCTGTTAATTGTTATACTTTTAGAGCACCAGCAGGTCTTGCTGAGAATGCTTTGAAGAAAGCAAAAGACTTGGAGTATAAAAGTTTTAATCCTCCTGGTGGAGTAGGCACCAGTGATGACATTACAACCAACAAAGACTTTCATTACCTTCATCGATGGTTTCAAGAGTGTATTGATACTCTCCATTGTGATAATGGATGGAATTGTGACAGATTGGTTGTGAATAAGTCCTGGGTCAATCGCTCAGATGCTAGGACGGGTGAGCATCACATGCCTCACCGTCACCCCATGTCATATCTCAGTGGGGTCTTCTACCTCACTGAGGGACCTCCTACGGTCCTTGTGGACCCTCTAGCACAGCGTGAGTGGGCGCAGTTTCATTTGGATGGGGATGTGCATACCCGAGAGGTTGGTGTCCATCCTGGACCAGGTGGATTGTTTCTCTTCCCTAGTTACATGGTCCATGGGTCCATAACAAATACGTCTGAGCACGATAGATATACTGTTGCATTTAATACATTCCCATCGGGACAAGTTAATAGTGGTGGATGGGACCGCTCAATGGTTGATGTTACAGTCAAAGGGTGGGATGATAATTTAGGAGCATTGAGGTTGGATGAATATGGAAGGGATTAGTCCTGTAGATGTCCCTCTGTTTCCAGTATTGCTGAGGCAGTATCAAATTGAGAGAGATATAAATGCTGAATTGATTGAAGCATTTGCTGATTATCCTGCACAGCAAAATAATTTTCCTGAGGGCGTTATAACTAGCAAACCTGACTTGCATAAGTCGGATATTCTTATCATCGATGAGATGTGTGGTTTCTTTGAGACCTGTCTTGAAGAATATAGAATGCATCATAAATTATTTTGCGACAAACTGGACATCTCTCTCTGCTGGTTTAACCATGCCCCTGCCAATAGTGGATATGGACACCCCTTACATAGACACCCCATGTCCTATGTGTCTGCCGTTTACTATGTGACTGAAGGTGCTCCTACATTCTTTGAGGACCCATGCACACCGAGGACATATGATACTTTAGATGTGTTTAAGCAGGGTCACTTAGACTCCGACTGGGGTATAAATGAAAAAGTTGATGCTGAGCCTGGTAAACTAATCATCTTCCCATCATGGTTGAAGCATTATTCGGGTCGTCAAATGGAGACATATGACAGATGGACAGTTTCTTTTAACGCATTTCCCACAGGACGTGTTAATATGGGACCGTGGGAAACACCACAACTGAATGTTAAATTGTTATGAAGTATTTGAAGACACCCTTGCGTTACCCTGGTGGTAAATCACGGGTTGCTAAACGTTTGATTGAAAAGTTTCCTAAGAATATTGAGGAGTTTCGGGAACCATTCATTGGTGGTGGGTCGGTAGCACTCCTCTTCACCCAAATGAATCCTGAAATCCCAGTATGGGTAAATGATAAGTATGAATATCTCTATAACTTCTGGACTGTTTTGCAAGAGCATGGTCCTGAATTGTCTGACATCCTCATCGCAATTAAGAATGAGTATCAATCGGAAGACAAAGCTAAAGAGTTATTCATCAATTCTAAAGAAGAGATTCACGAAGCAGATTCTTTTCGGCAAGCTGTGCTTTTTTGGATTCTTAATAAGTGTAGTTACTCTGGGTTGACTGAGAATTCTTCTTTCTCCGCTACAGCATCTCGTCAAAACTTCACTGTGCGTGGTGCGAAGAATCTTCGACATGTTTCAGATATCATTCAACACTGGGAGATTACAAACTCAGACTACTCTGACGTTGTGATGGAGCCTGGTCGTGATACATTTATCTTCCTAGACCCACCATATAAGATTGACTGCTTCCTTTACGGCACCAATGCCGAAATGCATAAAGGTTTTAATCACGGGCATTTCATCGATTGTTGCAAGGAAACTGATAACCGTTGGTTGGTGACTTATAATAATGACGATGAGTTGAAAGACGCATTCGATGGTTATTACCAAGAAGAGTTTCGTATCACCTATGGCATGAAACATCGTCCTGACAATCGTCGTAAGACTGAAGTCATGTTTGCCAACTACGATATTAATCCACTTACACCACTGGAGGTCCTCTGTGAGCAAGGAGCATGAAATCCCCCTCAAAGACTATCTGAATAGTATCAATCTTAAGCAAGGTGACTTGACTGAAGACGAGCGGGCGATGAAAAAGTATCCTGCTTATGTCATTAATAAGTGTTTAATGCATCATATTGATACCGTCATGTATGCAAATGAGATGAATCAATGTCAGCATTTGGATAATGACCTTCAATATTCGTTTTACCTATATAGTGTTAGGAAATCCAAAAGATTTTCTCCTTGGGACAAAAAGTCCAAAGACAGTGAATTAGACCTGGTGAAAAAATACTATGGTTACAACACTGAGAATGCTCAACAAGCGATGAAAATTTTGACTAGGGAGCAACTTGAGGTAATTAAATCGAAGATGGATAGAGGAGGGAAAAGATGAGTGATGAGATCAGCTGGTCTCAGGACATGATGTTGGAAGTAACACTTAAAGAACCTGATGATTTTCTAAAGGTCCGTGAAACGCTTACTCGCGTTGGTGTTGCATCTAGGAAAGAGAGAAAGCTCTATCAGTCCTGCCATATTCTTCACAAGAGAGGGAAGTATTATATTGTACATTTTAAGGAGTTGTTTGCGCTAGACGGTAAACCCACTAACATCACAGAGAATGATGTGCAACGCCGTAATCGCATTTCTAAACTGCTTGCTGACTGGGGACTCATTGAAGTTGTCCAGAAAGAATATGAAGATAATCTTGCACCCCTAAATCAGATTAAAGTCTTGTCCTTCAAGGACAAAGGGGAATGGACTTTGGAATCCAAATATAACATTGGAAAGAAAAAGCAACCCGTAGAGGCATAGTGAATGAGATTTCTTGGAC